AACGTCCTAAAGATGAGGAAGTTTATGAATCTATACGTAAAGCTAAAGAAGCAGAGAAAAATAAATCTGCACGTAATCGTAATAGTGGTAATGAAGCTGAAGGTAAAGGTGATGCTGATGATGATATGACATTAGAAGAATCACAATTACACAGTAAGCATTCAATGTTAGAACTTATGAAAGGTGCTGACATGAACTACATGCCAGATATTAATGATATGACAGGTAGATGGGGTAAGATGGATATCTATACACCAGAACTTAATGTTAATCTACAAGGTAAAATCAAAGGTGGTAGAGAATACAGACCTATGGATTACGGTGTTAATCCTAAATATATGAATCGTTGGTGTGTTGATAAGAAAGTCTTTAAACAAAGACAACGTACTTATGGAGGTACAATTCTTATTGATGCGTCTGGTTCTATGCACTTTACAGGTGATGATATATTAGAAATAATGCAGATGTTACCTGCAGTAAAGATAGCAATGTATAACTCAACTAATAATCGCAAAGATTATTGTGGTGATGTAGGTTCATTACGAATTATTGGTGATAAAGGTAAAAGAGTTAAACAAGACTACTTAGATAAATGGTCTGGTGCTGGCAACTTAGTTGACGGCCCAGCATTACGTTGGCTAAGTAAACAAGCACCAAGCAGAATCTGGGTATCAGATATGTATGTGTTTGGTTTAGACAACAGTAGTACAGCTAACCTATTGAAGGAGTGTAACCAGATTATGAAACAATCTGGTATAACTAGGTTAAAGAATATAGATGATGTGAAACGTTTCGCATTACAAATTAATCAACTATAATATGGGCAAGGATGGCGTAACACGCAAGTGTGCCTGGTCCTCCTTTCCCAGGTGAAGCGTCATCCTTTCTCTTGTATACCTTTACATTCATTTATATTTGATTATACTTGCTTGTATGACAGATATAGATAAGCTGTTGTCTGAAGCTGAATACGGTTTGAAAGGTAATTTTGTAGAAAATAAAATTACTGATGAAGCTGCAGAGTTTTGGGCAGCAGTTAAAAATAGGGTAATCAATGATGGAGTAAAACTAAAACCATACACATTGTGTAGAATTTTAGAAGAAAATTACAATATCAAAATATCAGAAACAGCTATGACTAACTACTTAAAGAAGTTAAGTTAATGGCTAAAAAAGATATAAATATAGACGATATACTTGCTGAAGCTGAGTCTAAACAAATACAAGACCTTAAGAAAGATAACTTAAGACTTTTAAAACAATTAGATAAAGCTAAAAATAAAAAAGCTGATATGGTTGAAGCAGTATATCAAGCAGTAGATACTAACTTAAAGCTATGGGATAAACCTAAAATTCCAAAGCCAATATTATCTAAGCGTTCTAAAAAAGAAGAGATTGCAATAGCAGTCTTATCTGATATTCAATTAGCTAAAGTAACACCGGAATATAATTCTGAAATTGCTGAAATGAGAGTAATTGAATACGCTAAAAAAATAGTTGAGTTAACAAATCTACAACGTAAATCACATCCAGTGAACAAAGTAGCGGTGTTTGCAGTAGGAGATATTATTGAAGGTGAATTAATATTTCCAGGGCAATCACATTTAATTGATAGTTCATTATACAAACAAGTGACAATAGACGGTCCACGTATAATGACATCATTTTTTGACATATTACTTGCCAACTTCGCAGAAGTAGATGTTCATTGGGTAATTGGTAATCATGGACACCTTGGTGGAAGGTCAAGGAAAGATTATCATCCAGACAGTAACGCAGACAGGATGCTGGGAAGCATAATGTCAATGGTATATAGGGACGAAAAGCGAATTAAATGGACTATACCTGATAGTGAAGGTGATAACCATTGGTTCGACATAGCAGATTTAGGAGAAAACTGTAAGTTCTTACTATGGCATGGCGATAATGTCAGAGGATTTAGTGGATTTCCATGGTATGGCTTTGGTAAGAAGCTACAAGGATGGAAGACACTAGCAGCTAACGGTATGATGGAACCATTTGATATGGCAATAGCTGGCCATTTTCATACACCAACCACTATGTATCTTAATGGTATTAGGTTGTGGGTTAACGGAAGTACCGAAAGCTACAATACATATGCACTTGAACAGTTAGCAAGTATGGGCAGACCATGCCAATGGTTACTATTTTGTAAAGATGGTGACGGTGTGACAGCTGAATACCTTGTTAATTTAGATGATGTATAGTACAATTGGATAGGATATGTCAGATAACAATGTCAATTCTAAAGTTAGAAAAGTTGCAATTGAGTACGCTGGATTAGGTAGTAGACCTTTCTTCGTTATTAATGATGATGACGGAGTTAAGTTTATACCAATCGAAAGGGGTATAACTCAATTGGAAGTACTAACTCAAGAATAAGAGAACGGCCTTATTCCTCCTCCGGGTTGATTAAGGCCTACAAAGAAATGAAAAGGAGTAAAGATGGTAGATACCAATAAATTACTATCCCCTTTTCCAGCTAATTTAGTGCGTAAAGCACCTGCTGGTAAGTTTGGGGATTATGTACCACATGCACATTATGTTGAACGTTTACGTGACAGTGGCGTACAATATAATTGGGAGTGTGAACCAGTATATAGCACATATAAAGGGGAGAAAAGAATCGTTGGTGCTAAAGGAACAATAACTATTGAAGGTATGGGTAGTTTTGTTGGCTTTGGTGATATTGATACCTTTAAGTTAGACAATGCAAAGTTTAATGATGGTAGTAATCTCAAAGATGCTGAATCAGATGCATTCAAACGTGCTTGTATGAGGTTTGGTCTTGGTGTAGAACTATGGTCTGGTAGTACACAATCAGAAGAAGAGTCTACAGCAGTAGGACCTGATGGTTATACGCAAGAAATGGCAGAGGCTGATGCTAAAGTTGAAGTCACTAAAGTTGATATGCGTAAGAAAGAAAATAAACCTACTAAAGAAGATAAGCAACGTATGAATGATATTATGGATGATATATTAAATGCTGAAGGTAATGATGATGACCTTAAAGAAGCACCATTCTAATGGGACAAGATATAAAATTCATAGCACAAACAGTTTCAACAATGACAGAACATATATCTGATGCAGATATTAGACGTAATGTTATTGGTAAAGCTAATGATTACGCACGTCTTAAGAAGTTTCCAGACAACAAAGAAACTTGGTCTGATGAACAACTAAATAAATACTTTAGTATGTTAGAAAAGTTATCTGGTACAATGGAAGCTAAGATACCGAACGACTTTGACCAAATGACATTGGATGAAAAAGTAAAAACATTAGAAGAAGCTGATGTTGTTACAGTGTCAGATATGTCTAATGTTGTTCAAGATGTGGTAGGAAAATTGGAAGAAAAGAAAAAATATCGTGACGATTTAAAATGTCCTTATTGTGGGCAAATGGTTTACGATAATAGAAATAATAAAAAGTCAGATAGAAGTCCTGACTTTGTTTGTTCAACCAATGACCCAGCTATTTGCGGTGGACACACAGGTAAATGGCGTAAGTCTTGGTGGATGGATAATACTGATTTGCCAGAAGACTGGGGAATTAGTAACGAACTATAAGAAAGGTGGAATATGATTGTAAAATCATTTAGAGGAAAAAAGATACCTAAAACTATTAGAAGCAAAAGCCAGCTTATTAGATACGTTTTAGAATCTGAAAGATACAATGACCCAATTAGTAATGGAGAGTTTGTATTTGATTTAAGATGCACAAGATTTGGTGGCGTCTTACATGACTTAAGACAAGAAGGCTACGATATAATAACGTTACCTGCAAAACAAAAGGGACATTTTCTATATTACTTAGTATCTACGCCAGCTGATAGTAGGCAAATGCGTAGTAAAAGTAAAGCTAGAAGTCGTAAGTTACAAAAGCAACTACAAGCACATTAATATGATTGGATTATTACTCAGTTGTACTCTGACAGTGGCTTCACCTATGGTGGAAGATATGACTGAGTATATCCAATGTCGCAAAGACGAACGTATGATAGAACACGTCTTACAATGGCTACCTTTAATTGACAAATACTTTGACTTGGAGTCCCAGAAGGATGAAACTCGAGTACAAGCATTAAAGGTTATCTATTGTGAGTCCAGTGGATATCCTAACGCAGTTGGTATTAATAAAGACGGTACTAAAGACATTGGATTGTGGCAATTTAACGACAATACATGGGCATGGTTAACGCCTAAATTAAACATTCAAAAAGAAAGGACAGACCCAGAGACTGCAACTGCAGTAGCTGCCTGGCTTATAAAACACGATGGTTGGCACCATTGGAACAGCAGTAAACACTGCTGGGGAGGTTAAATGTCAGACAATAAAGAAAATATATTTAATAGTCCTATGCAATTACGCAAATGGGCAGTTGAATTAATAGATAATTTAGGAAGTCCAGTAACACAAACTGGACCTAATACAGAACAAGTTGACAAGTTATTATCTACATTTGTAAATGATTATAATATTCAATTTGAAATGCAAACAAAGAGAGAGGAAGAGTGATATAATATGAATAACATAAATACTAAATTTGCACCTAAACATGCAAATGACATAGCAATCGACAAAGTCATACAACAATCACTTATGAAATCAAGAAGAGACAAAAGACGTATTAATGCAGCTAAGTCAATAGATAGCTTTGGCGGAAAGAGATTTCTTGGCTTGACGCCAAAGGGCAATCGAGTATTTGCTAGTTATATTATAAATAATGACGGTACATTAACTATGTCTTTTACACATAAGCTAGATGTTTTATTAAAGAAAGGTGCTAAATTAGCAGGAAATAGATTTGATTATAAATTAAATGCTAAAGTAACACAAAATAATGCAGAACTAGTTAGAGAAACTAAAACTAAAACAGGAGAGGTGACACTAAAAACCCTTCAATGGCTACAAAGACTTAAGAATTTAGTTGATGGCCATTATCCACAAGGTTTTTATAAAGGTAAAGTGACAAAGTCAATGTTTACTAAAGTAGCTAATGCTATATATGTAGGTACTAATCAAGAAGATGACATAAGTATTTGGGATATACGTAAAGCATGGAAGTTTCCAGAACATAATCCATACTTTAATCCAGAACAAGCCTGGTCATATCCAGATGAGTTATAAACCTTTACCAAATACAGTAACTATCAAGAGGTCTAAAGTTGATGGCTTAGGCCTCTTTGCTAGTAAGCCTATACCAAAAGGAACAATATTAGGAGTAACTCATATTAAAAATAGTTCATTTGAACATGGCCTAATCAGAACACCACTCGGTGGATTTATAAATCACAGTGACTATCCCAATTGCCAGCTAATAAAATTAGCTAATGGATTTGTATTAGAAACGTTATACGAAATAATTATAGGCGAAGAACTTACACTTAAATATCAACTATATAATATAGAAGAAGAGTAATTACTTCTTATATTTTCTGCCAGTTTTGTAAGCTTTTTTCTTACCTTTTTTAGATATTGGCATTATCCCCCAATTAATTTATTTAAATCAGCTTTAAGTTTAGCTGCTTTTTTAGCTTCTAAAGCTTTAGTTAATTTTAAAGCAGTATTAGTACGCTTGACATATCTGTTATGCGCACCAATGTGTCTTTCAGCTTGCTTTACTAAGGCATCATAACCACCAGTACCACCTTTTTCTACTGGTGTAAAGAAAGGTGCATCAGGATTATTCTTAGCCCAAGTCCTAAAGCCCTTACCAAAAAATGCAGACGGAACCTTATTAGCTACAGCAACTTCAGCAGCTTTATAAGCCATCTCTCTATGTGAATGTATACGTGAACGCATTTCACGTTCAGTCATACCATGCACTGACCAATCTTTTTTATCTTGTGCAGCCATTATTACTTACTAATTTGTTTTTTAGCGTATGTTTTAATTACTGCTAATGCAGCACCACCGCCAGCTAACGCAGCTAACTGAATAGTTTCAGCTTCTACACCAACTAATGGGGCAACTGTTAACGCTCCGATAAATGCTTCAATGAATGTCCAAGCAGTACGCTCTAACATATCTTTCAAGTCTTCACTCATCTTATACTCCCATGCTTCGTTCCAAGGGGTCCAACCAACATCCTTCTTGAATGTCCCATCAGTATTTCTTGCTCTATTATTTTTTTCAAATAAATCACTCATATTATGCCTGTGGCTTTTTATATATTATACCAGATTTTTTTAGTATATCTTCATAAGTTTTTTTAGGCAACATACTTAAAACATTTAATGCTGGATTAGATTTATTTAAAATAGTACCTAAATTTTTAACTAATTTTAAAGAACCTGCAGCAGCAACTGCTTTCTTTAAACTCTTTTGTATTTCTACATCTCCCTCACTTAATCCTACTGGAGGAGTAGATAGAATTTTTTGCGCTTTTTTAACGTCATCTATTTGTTTAAATCCTCCTAAAGATATTTCACGTTTCTTATAAGCTGCTTCACGTCTAGCTTCCATTTTATTGTAATCAGGTGCATCAGGATTAGGTACAACTACTTGTGGGTTCTTAGTACCTGCAGGACCTTCTTGTTTTACTTCATGGCCTGAACCATATCTTTTATCAGTTTCTTGACCAGTATCAGCTATTTTTTGCACTGTTTCTTCTAATCTTGCACCACCACCTGTAGATGCAAATTCTTTAGGGTCATAAATAGTAATTGAACTTTTATGTTCAAAAAATCCTGGTTGACTTGCTAATCTATTTTCCATTTTTTTACTGACGGCCGGCAAACCTTGGACGTTCAATTTATTTAAATCTACACCAGCAATTGTTGCACTACGAACATCTCTAAAAGCTCCGGACGAAGCAAGTCCTTCACCTTTAAAATATTTTTCTAAATTTGATTTACTATAAGAACCATATATATCTTTCACATCTTTTCTAATTATGGCAAATTCTGCTGCTGCTGCTTCTATTTTACGATGTTTGGCAAGTAATGCCTCATATGCAGCACCCTCTTTTATAGGGGCCACAGGAGTTGTCTTAGCTATATCAGGGTCCTTTACAGCACTTACTATAGCACTTGGTGCTTT